TGATTTCAAAATACTTTTCCCCAATCTCATCTTCAAACTCCATCACTCTATAGTTCCAACTCATCGCTTATCCCTTCTTACATGTTTAGCCCTTACCGCCATAACCGCCCTAGTCTTTAACTTTTGCCCATACTTATACACCACATACATCGTGCATAGCGCACATGTCAAAAAACCTAGCCCGAACGCTACCGCATAACAAAGCACATACTCAATCACCTTATACATCGTTTGCCATTTCTAGTTCGTTAATGTCTACCTCAACTTCTTTATCGTTGGGCAACCTAACCATAGCGGATGTAGGAAAATGTCCTGTCTGTAATATCTCAACAACACACTCGCCCTTACTCCACCACATCCACTTATGTAGCCACAATTTTTTATCTTTCATTTTTTGTCCTCTTAAGTAGTAGTTCAATTATTATTACCACCACGTAACCCGCCCACCATATCTGAGGGGCATTCGCCTGATTAAGAAAAAACGCTGTCATTAAATAAATCATTTAGTTAACCTTGCTACTTGGTTGTCTGAAGCCAGTAGGCACCTGCCCTGCAGTTAAGCCTTGCATTACAAGCAATAACTTTTCTAATACTTTCTCATGGTCATCAAGCCGTGCTTGCATATTAAGTAAGCCGTGGTGCATAGCTGTTAAAGACTTAAGTAATTCTGCATCTGTTAATGGTACACCTGCGCCTTGTGTTTCTGTAGTCATTTTACTTCTCCTAAAAATGGTGGGGTACTCACGAAATCATGATAAAAGTTGAGCACAATATATCGTGCGCTTTCCCCCATAAACTTAAAATAAACATTCACCTACTTGTTCTAATAATTCCATATACGATAACTTCTTTTCTACTATTTCTACTGCGCCTTCATGGGCATAATTAAACCGCCTAATCACTTCGCCTTCATCATCAAGCAGAACCCACATATTATTTAATAGCTAACGCTATCTTTTCCAACTTGCCTGTCTTTTCTAGTTCAGCTAGGCTTTCAAATGCTACTGCGGCACGTTCAAGTAATCCAACATATCGCTCTAACTTATTGAAGTCTGCCATCTTTTCTACTTTCAAAAGCCCCTCACCTAGTTCATTAGCTGACTTACGCACTGAGCCACTTACTTTCTTAGTAGCTTCCGCTAAGTTAGTTTCTTGTGTGGTTAATTTATCTAGCGCATGAATAAACATTTTTGTTTCTGCTTCGACTGCATTTGTTACTTCTTTAATTTGGTCGCTCATTCTTTTTCTCTTTCGTATAAAAAAATTATCGTTAGCTAAAAGTTCTTGTAGTATGGTTATATCTAAATCGTACTTGCTATATAACGGACCATATCTATCATACGATGCTGGTTTTAATTTTTGTCCAGCTACAGTATTTATTACCCCATGTGGCTCTTGTATCTGCCCGTTAGATATACTCATTCCCTTTCTCCATACTTAGTTTGTAATAGCAACTCGCAGTAATGAATTGCTTTCTTAATATCCTCTGCACCGTTCTTAGCATGATGCCTACAGATATACTTCACCACGTTGCCTTCCAAGAACCCTAGGTTGTTTGCCGTGATAAACTCAACAGGCTGTATCGCCATGTCCTTGTAGTGACTACCACCCTCTTGTTTGTCTAGTGCAGTTAGTTCTTGCTCTACCAAAACATCTTCCCAATCTTTATCTGCTCCGCTTCCCACGATTCTCATCCTTCCATTTTCAAAAACTTCGTATATTGCATTAAGGTTTATTTCCTTAGATGATGCCATAAGTCTTCCCCCCACCAATACAATGTCATAATCGGTACCCATATAGGCATCAGTATCACAATCAAAAACAACTTTGTCCTAGTGCCCATCAAACATCCCCATACTACTTTGCATCCCACTATACATACTCTTACGTTTAGATTTTGGAGCTGGAGGTAATGGCTTTCTTAACAATCTAACGATGCGAGCATGAGGCACTGTAGGTTTCAATTCAATTGTGTCTTCCACATCTACTTCTGTTAGTTCTTCATCTGTAGCTTTGTCTAAAAGTTTAGAATAGTCTTTTTCAATATATCCCACACTTGTGCGCCCATACAAGTATGAACAGCCAGTTAAACGTTCCCTATAGATATGCCTAGAGTTACGCAAGACTTTTATGAAGTGGTCTATCTGATATTTAGATAGGTTTAGTGCTTCTTGTAGTTCTGCACTAGTTACTTTTTTACCTTCCATGTAATTTAGTATACGTACACGGTTGTTTTGACCTTCGATTGATGCTTCTACTTGCATTAATATTCTCCTTTTACATCATCAAGGGTATGCCCCATAATCACATGCGTCTCTTTGCCTTGCGCAAACTTAACAATACATCCTTTGTCATGCTCACGATGCAGTTCAACCATCTCAATAACATACGCACCGCAGATAAAACTAAACAACACGCAAGCTACCATAAACTTATCCATTGATTTTCTCCACAGGTTTAGCTAATAGATACTTGTCCCCCAAATATTCAATTGCCTTTGCTACTTTTACATCCCGTTCTTTAACTTGTCTAGCTGTTGGTTTAAATGATACTGCTCCATAAAAACTACTCATGCTATTTCCTTTCTATCTATACTTAACATTGTACACCCTACTTGATTAGAAGTCAAATGATTTTAGGATGTTATCTACTTTTGTCTTAACATCATTACGTAAGGCTGGACTTTCACGCAAATCAGTAGCTTCGATACCCATCAACGCATCCTCGAGTTTACGACGTGCATCCTCAAGTTTAGGGTCATTGGTAACATTTAAGTTACTAAGCATCGAACACATCTCCAACGCATTAGTGACTAAGCTATCACGGAAAATCTTCTTGACCCCATCGTCTGAGTAATCCAACCGCTCACTTAACTTACTCAAATTGTCATGCAGTCTATCCCACATATCTTTCATAGCGTCATTGATTTTAGTTTCGTAATACCCTGCAAACTGCGCTTGTAGTTCTGCCTTAGCTTCTTCACCTGCATCGACACGGAAATCACCAGACTCGGGTAAAGGTAGGAAAACATATTTGAATTTAAACTTGTCTAATATACTAGACACTTCGGGATATTCCCCACGATCAAACAAATCGCCAAGCTGAAACGCGGCGGCTGATACCAGTACGGGGTACTCATGTACAAACTCTGTAATCATTTCATTGAACTCAGTTTCAAACTCCCCTAGCTGAGCCTTGTAATCAAAGAAAGACTTCATCGGTAACAGCCGTGAGCCACCATCAGACCACGGCAATGTTTGTTGGTAGTGCCAATTCCGAATGTTGGCTGCGTGTTTTTGTATCCTAGCCAGCGTGTCATTTCCAGCCAATAGATGTTTAGATACAGTCGCGGCTTGCTTACTGTGCGCTGACTTGGCAAGCACTACCTCGTCGGATGTTTTCTTATCCATCTTACGACCTGTCCACACCGATAGGTTTAGGTCTACTAATACTGAACTATTCTGAATCATTTTATTTCTCCTTAATAACGATGTGACTTAGTTTTATAAAAGGCTCTGTGGTTTGTAGTGCTTGAGCCTCCTTGTGATATGCTTGATAGGCAAGTATTTCCGCCGACCATTTGTTGTTAGCTTCAATCTCATACACATGCTGTTGCGATACATTTATATCTACTAAATACTTCTTTAGCTTAGCCATTCTTATCTCCAAATTGTAAACCACGGTTTATAAATTATGCGGCTTCCTTATCCCACTCGTTAGCCACGATTGTTTCCCACACTACTTCATCACTGATTAAATCTTCATACGCATCTCTAAGTAGCACATACAAATCTTCATCAATCTCATTAAATACATCTGTAAATTCACGTTCAAACTTATTTATCTCGTTGTCTACTCCCTCCTGTTTTAAGTCGATGTAGTATTGCATCATCTCTTGGTCATCTATACTAGGCATCAAATACATCCAATGGTCTAGTTCAAAATCATAGGTTGAGTGCCTCCACCGCCCAGCCCCCTCACGCTTAGCATGAAACCCATCTTGTTCGGCTACCTCATACACGCTAGGAAAGTTTTCAGCTAACCCAAATGATTTCATAAAGAGAGGTGCATTATTAACCCTACCTGTAAAGGCTGCATACGAGCCTTGATGGTAGAAGCCGTCAAAATCTATTGAGTCCACATGAATACCTTTCTTGCCCATGTCCTCAACAAACCCCTCATACACCCAATCCCACCAATCCTCATACTCCACATTGACATACCGATACTTCTCAATCAGTTCGTCTTTAGTCATATCAATCTCCTACATAGATACTTGTGCCAACAGGTGCGGTGATGTCCTTCGTTGTAATACCCCATAGCACAGGCACAGACCACGTGCCCCATTCACCTACATACCCATCGGTCAAGATAACTGCACACTCCACGTTGAGTTTATGTTCCTTGATATACTCGGCTACACATGATGGGTCAGTACCCCCACCACCCGCGGGCTTGGTGCTATTGATTAGTCCTTCATAGCTACCTCGTTCATACTGCTCGTGCCCTGCAACATCGCAGTCCCAATACAACAGATGCACCTTAGTCGGGTTAACTGATTCACAGATGGATACCAACTCACCTAAGAATTGCCCGAGTTCTGTCATACCAATCGAACCCGATGTGTCTACACCTACTACAATATCTCCAAGAGCCTCGCCCTCCATCGATGGTAAGTAAATCTCCTCGTTAATCCAACGGCGGTTAGGTCTGCGATAGGTTGAAAAGTCTTTCTCTACACACATCGACGATACAAAGTCACGCAACGCATCTCGCCAATCTACTGTAGCTTGTAACTGCTCAGCAATCTCGCGAGCCATCTTACCTTTCATCTTCCCTGCCAGTATTGCACCTTGCCGTAATGCTTGGTCAACCTCGCGCGCGAGTGCATCTTTCTCCTCTTTGGACATTTCTTGTGCGCCTTCCCAATCGTGGTCATCAAATCCACCACCCCCATTATCTCCATTTTTATCTCCATTTCCATCGCCTTGTTCCTCACCTTTCTTTTTATCTTCTTTAAGTAGATTAAATACAGTCTGCGCATCCATCCCACGATACTTCTCGTCTAGCAGTCCACCCTCGGGTAACTTAACATTTGTCCCATCGGGGTCGCTATCTTTAATCATTAAGTTAATCACATAGTCACATGCCATATTCGCAAGTTGCGGTTCATCCGTATACAAGCTTTGCCATGTAGTCAGATGTCGGAACGCTTTGTGCAAATTCTCGTGCAAGATAACACCACGCAATTCGACCTCGCTAATCTTGTCCACAAACTTACGACCATACTTAACATCTTTACCATTGGTGCAAGCAGTAGGCACATCATCTACAACTTCGGTGTTACCCATCATCATGATGCCCGAATACAAAACATAATCGGGGTTGCCCATCAACCACACATGGGCGCGTTGAACCCTCTGTTCTGCCGTTAACTTACTCATTTCTTTTCTCCTCGTGTTGAGCCGTATAGCTTCCACATCGCATAGTCCTCATCAGATATGTTAGATAGTTGGACAAAATTAGTTAGGGGTTGTAAGAAATACAATGTTTGGCTATCGCCTGTTGGTGACTCTTTGCTAGATATATAGTCGTAGTTTAGTTTCTCCCCACTAAGTCTAGACAAATGTCTAAACACCTCTAGTGCTACATCGGTGTCAACTATCACCTCACTCGAGTTCAAACTTATTTTGCATTTATTCGACATTTTCAATCTCCATTTATAAACTGCGGTTTAGAATAACCATTGATTTGTTAGCGCCCATGACTTGAAGTCACCGTTACTAAATGCCATTGATTGTTTGAGCGGTGACGATACCAAAGACTTAGCAAACAACGCTTGCCATTCCATGTCCATACGCTTCACATACTTCATCCATTTAGATAGCGTGTCGTTTTC